CACGGCCGAAGAGTTCGCGCGCCTCTCGGGGCCGGAAGCCCTGCAGCTCTACGTCACCTCGCTCGAGAAGGCTGGTCTCAGCCAGCAGGAGATGACCTTCTACCTCGAGGCCATGGCCTCGGACGCTACACGCCTCCTGCCGCTCCTGCGCGATGGTGGAGCCGAGATGACTCGCTTCGGCGATCAGGCCCGTTCCGTCGGTGCGATCCTCGACGGCGAGGCACTATCCTCGCTGCGCCAGACCCAGATCGCGCTGGGCAGCCTCGGCATGGTCTTCGACGGGATCCGCAACCAGATCGCCGTGGCCGTGGCGCCTGCCGTCACCTGGCTTGCCGAGGCTTTCGTGGCGCTGGCCTCCGAAGGCGGCGCACTACGCATTGCCCTTGATGCGCTGGGCGAGAACCTCGGCCGTATGGCCTCCTATGCCGCGGCGTTCGTGGGCATCATGGCCGGGCGCTGGGTGGCAGGGCTGGCGGCCGCCGCCCTCTCCGTCCGGGGGCTTGCGACGGCTCTCGCCGTCCTGCGCGGCGCGCTGATCCGCACCGGCATCGGGGCGCTGATCGTGGGCGCGGGCGAGCTGATCTTCCAGTTCGGGCGACTGGTGCAAGGCACCGGCAGCGTTGGCGCCGCGCTGGGCCTCCTCGGCGATGTAGCCCGCGAGGTCTGGGATCGCATGAAGCTCGGCATGGTCGCGCTGGGCCTTTCGATCATGGCGGGCTGGGCAGAGATCAGTGCGGGCATCACCGCCGCCTTGCAGACCGGGCTCGAAGCGGTGGTGGGCTTCGGGAACGCAACGCTGAACACGTTTCAGGGGGCGATGGAGGCGGTGAAGGTGCTCTGGTCGGCTCTGCCCGCCACCATCGGCGAGTTCGCCTACGGCGCGGCCAACGCGCTGATCGGCGGGGTCGAGGCCATGCTGAACGGCGTGGCGGCACGGATCGACGGGTTCCTCGAAGGGATCAATGCCGGTCTCGATGTGCTGGGCATCGAGAAACGCGTGCCGCTGATCGGCACTATCGAGCTCGGCGGGATCGAGAACCCGTTTGAGGGGGCTGCAGCCAATGCCGGGGCGGAAGCACGTGCGGCCTTCGAGGCGGCCTTCAACAGCGATCCCATCGCGCCCCCCGATCTGGGCCTCACCGCTGCAGCCGAAGCAGCACGGGGCGAGGCCGCACGGCTGCGCGACATGATGGGCGAAGTGGCGACAGCGGCCACCGCTCCCCTGCAATCCGTGGCGGCACTGCGGGATGCGGTTTCGGCGTCGGGGAGCGAGGCTGCAGCTGGGCTCGAGGACGCACGCACGGCCGCGAGCGGACTCGGCACTGCCCTGCAGGGTGCCGGGGAGGCCGCAGACGCCGCAGGCAGTTCGGGGCGCGGCGCGGGCAATGCCCTGCGGGAAGGGGCAGACGCCGCAAAGAATGCGTGGGAGGCCACGGCTGATGCTGTCCGCAAGGCGCAGGAGAAGTCGCACGAGATCGCCCAAGGCCTCGCGCAGGACATCACGGGCCCGATCAAGGAGGCCCTGACCTCGGGCGAGTTCACCTGGGAGACCTTTGCCGGGGCGATCTCGCGGATCGCGCAGAACCTCGCCACGCGGCTGATCGATCTGGCCTTCAAGCCGATCGAGAACGCGCTGATCAACGCCTTCTCGGGTGGTGGCGGGTTCTTCGGCAGTCTCTTCGGCTTTGCAAAGGGCGGGGTTTTTGGCGGTGGCGCGGAACTGACCGCCTTCGCGCGGGGTGGTGTGGTGAACCGGCCAACGGTTTTTCCCTTTGCAAAGGGTGTCGGACTGATGGGCGAGGCTGGTCCTGAGGCCATTCTGCCCTTGCGCAGAGGCAAGGGCGGCAGGCTCGGCGTGGAGATGAATGGCGATGGCGCGGCTGCTGCATCTTCGATGTCGACGCGCATCATCAACGTGCTCGATCCATCTGTCGTCGGGGACTATCTCGCCACGCCTTCGGGCGAGCGGGCCATCCTGAACGTCATCCGCCGCAACCGGGGTGCCATCAATGCCTGAGTCCCTCTGGCCCTTTGCGGCAGCGCAGGAGATCACCGAGGTTCTGGAATGGCGCACGGATGTGCTGCAGTCCCGGGCGGGCGAACAGCGCATCGCACTTCGGGCCCGCCCGCGCGAGATCGTTACCTTCCAGCATCGCTGCGACGCGCTGGGCATGGCGAGGGCGGCGGAACTGGCGCGGCCCGGGTTTGTCGGGGAGTGGTGGGTACCGATCTGGCACATGGCAGTCCAGGCGACGGCGGACGTCGCGCAGGGAGCGACAGAGATTGCTGTCGACACGAGCGCGGCAGATTTCCGGGCGGGGGATGCTGTGGCTATCGCGGTGGATGGCCGCGAGGCATCTCTCGCGGAGATCACCGATATCGAGGCGGATCGGCTGATCCTGGTGGAACCGCTGAGTGCGCAGCTGCCCGCAGCAACCGTAGCTACGACGCGCATCGCCGTTGCTCCCGTCCGTTCCGGCCTACTTTCTGCCCCCGTCGAGATCGCACGTCGCCGCCAGAATGACGGCATGGTCACGGCCACCTTCCTGCTGCGCGATGCTCCTGATCTGTCCGCACCGGTCATGCCAACCTATCTCGGCCGTCCGGTCCAGACCGACCCGAGCCTGACCCGCTCGCCGATCACTGCCGGCCTGCGCCGCGCCGTCGAATACGTGGACAACGGCCTCGGGCCGGTCGTGGTCGAACCGCTGCGGGATCTGTTCGAGAGGGGCGAGGCGATTACCCTGAAGGCAAAAGGTGCGGCGGAACGTTGGGCACTACGCCGCTGGCTTTGGTCGTTGCGCGGCAGGCAAACCAGCTTCTGGTTACCGACCTGGGGGCGCGAGCTGCAACTGCGTGCGGCCATGACTTCCGGTACCACGCTGATGCGCGTGGCGCCCATCACGGAACCGGCGGGTTGTGTCGGGCGCGCGATCCTGCTCGAGATGCCGAGCGGGTTGCGGTTCCGGACGATCAACGCGGCTGTGGCGGACGGTGCGGATCATCGGGTGACGCTGTCGTCCAGCCTCGGGGAGCCGGTGGCCATCGGGACCAAGGTACATTTCCTGATGCTGGTGAGGTCGGATGCAGATCGCGTGGAGATCCGGCATGGGGCCGTGGCGAGTGAGGTAACCTTGCCGGTCGTGGAGGTTCTGGAATGACCTACGCCACCATCGAGTCCTCAACCGCCGAGGGCCGACCCTACTACCTTTACCAGTTCGTAGAAGGCGATCAGATTTGGCGCTTCACCAGCCGGGCAACCGACTGGACCAGCGCAGCCAGCGAGGGCGACGCAATCACCTGGGAAGCAGCCGCCATTTCCCATGGCGATGTGGTGCAAACGAGCGAGATCGAACGCGGGCGGCTGGAACTGACCTGGCCGCTCTCGCATCCCTTCGCGCGCCGCTTCCTTGCGCCCTTGGGCAACACGCCGGTGACGCTGACCATATTCCGCGGCCACGAGCAGGTGCTGGGCGAGACGGTTGCCCATTGGAAGGGGCGGATTGTGGGCGCTGAGGTCGAGGGGGTGCGGATCCTGCTGAACTGCGAATCCGTATTCAGCACGCTGCGCCGGGCCGGGGTGCGCGCAAAGTACCAGCGCCTTTGCCGCCACGCGCTCTATGGCCGAGGTTGCGGGCTCGATATCGGGTTCCATTGGCAGACCGGCACCGTGACGGCCGTGTCGGGGAATGCCCTGACCATTCCCGAGGCAGCGGCACAGCCCGATGGCTGGTTTCGCGGTGGGGTGCTGAGGTTTGGGGCCCAACTTGGGTTCATCACTGGCCATGTCGGGACGACCCTCACGCTATCTCGGCCGATGCCGGAGGTAGCGGCAGCCCTCGCAGCCCCCGAGATCGACCCCGAGACCGGTGATCCGATCCCCATCGTCGCCGACGTTGCCCCGGGCTGCGACCTGCGCGCCTCCACCTGTGCGGCCAAGTTCGGCAACCTCCCGAACTTCGGCGGCTTCCCCGAGATCCCGGGCCGCAATCCCTTTGGGGGAACGAGCATCGTGTGAGGCCTGAAAACTCACATCGCTGCCCGAAAAGAGGCGGCGACATCCGCCA